CTCTGCATCCGCTGCCGTACAAATCTGCGGCGATGTTGCCGACACTCTGACCGCTACCGGTACAACTAACGCTGATGCATTGCAACTCTCTGCAATCATCAACCGTGTGACTACAACCGCGCTGAACACAGGTGTGCGTTTGATGTTGCCCGAGCAAGGTTCTCAGGTAGTGGTGGTTAACTCTGGCGCTAACGCTTTGCTGGTTTACCCCGGCACTGGTGCGCAGATTAACGCGCTGACCGCAACCACTGGCGGATTCTCCGTTGCTGCTGGTGGTCGAGCTTTGTTTGTAGGCACTTCTTCTGCTAACTGGTTCGCTGTTTTGTCGGCATAATAGGGTAGCCCTTCGGGGCTATCTTCCCATTAACTTTGAAAGGTAATCCATGAGCCAACCTCATTTGGAGTCCAACGTATTTGCAACCGTCTATTCGGAGGCTGTAGAGCTGAAGGCAGAGTCTGAAAAAGCAGGACGCCCGATCTTTAAAGACTTCCCGTTTATTCGCATCACCATCCCCGGAGATACAAACAACATCATTGAGCGCAAACTCACTGAGCAAGACAAACACAAATACCCCCGAGCATGGGCTGATTACGAGCGCGGTGAGTCGCAAGGCTTCACCGGCACACCTCTGGAGCAGTGGCCCCAGATCACCCGCGCACAGGTCAAAGAATCGAAATACTTTGAATGCCACACGGTAGAGCAACTCGCCGGACTGACCGACAGCCATTGCCAAAAAATGGGCATGGGCTTCCGTGAACTGCGCGAGAAGGCCAAGGCTTATTTGGGCGTCGCAGAATCCACAGCAGCGGCAACGGCTCTGGAAAACGAAAAACTGCGTCAAGAGATGGCAGAGCTTCGCGCATTGATGGCAGATCGATTGTCCGCTCCAGTGGTAAGCGAAGACAAGAAAGTGGGACGCCCACGGAAAGAAACGGCTGAATCATGACATTACTCCAGCTTATACAACAAGTATGCGATGAACTCGCAATCAATCGCCCCTCTCTAGTGGTGGGAACGACTGACCCGCAGACACGCCAAATGTCTGCATTGTTGTATCGGCTGGGTAATGACCTGATTAAGCAGTTTGAGTGGCAACGGCTGAACAAGGAATACATCCTACAGACCGTTGCTTACTCCCGCACTGGAACAACCGTGCAGGGCTCTAACGTAGTCACTGGACTAAACACAACCGGCCTTTCGACTCAGTTCGGATTGGCTGGCGTTGGTATTGAGCCATTCGCACAGATCACCTCTGTAGACAGCGCCACTCAGGTCACCATGAACATGCCTGCCACAGCGTCTGGCACTGTAGACCTGCAACTCTCTCAGGTGCAATACAATTTGCCCTCAGATTGGGATAGAGAGATTCCCCAGACGGAATGGGACCGCACTAATCGATGGCCTTTGATGGGTCCACAGTCCGCGCAGGATTGGCAGTCGTTCAAGTCCGGCATTGTCTACGCTGGCCCCCGTGAGCGATTCCGCATTGTCGGCAATACCTATGCAATCAATCCTCCCCCGCCTAATGGACTGGTTTTTGGTTTTGAGTATATTTCTAAGGCATGGATTTACTCTGCTGGCGGCGTGGCTCAGACAGCATTCGCTTCTGACTCTGATACTTTCATTTTCACCGACAGCTTGCTTATTACTGGCCTCAAGACAAAATGGAAAGAAGCCAAGGGCTTGGACGCATCCTTTGATTTGGCTGAGTTTAGGGGCTTACTTGAGAACAATAAGTCTCAAGATAAAAGCTACCCTAAATTGTCTCTTTCACCTATTGGCGGCTCAGTGCTACTGACTACCGCCAACATTCCAGATGGCTCGTGGATTGGCTAAAGATGACGCCATATTCTGCGCTTACAAAGCAAGCTAACAAGGGCATGTGTTACTCCATACTCTTTAGCCAACTTGGAGCCTTTTTCTCCATTCTGGAATTTTTCCAAGATTTGACGCGCGGTATCTTCCGTCAGTTTTGCGTTTTTGCTTTTGGAGCCAAATGGAACGGTGCCATGCTTGTATCGGTCAAGCGCATTGGACAGCCTAGTGTCATATCTCAAATTGCTAAGCATATTGTTAGATGGATTTCCATCGGAATGACAGCATTCCATGCCTTCTGGACATGGGCCAACGAAAGCAAGCAATACAAGCCTATGGACTCTAAAATTCTTGGCCTTCTTGTCTTTGGAAAGACGCACTTGTTTTCTTCCAAGTGTTCCATTGCATTGGCTAATAACTTGTCCAAAAAGAGGCTTAGTCAATTTTCCGTTTTTAGAAAACCCCATTCGGTCAAGGCTTCTAACTTTTCCAAAGTTGGATACTTCGTAAAGACCCTCGTAATCGGGCACGGCCTTCCAGATTTCTTCCATGTTGTTGCTCCTAGCAACGCTCCAAAATGTAAAATTCATGGCAGCCAGTGGAGCGACTGGTTTTCGGGAGCAAACCTAGCCATGAAACTGCATTATAACAAGACGTTGGGGTAAGCCATGGACAAAAAAGCAATCATTCAAGCCTTGCGAGACACAGCGCAAAGCGCGTCAAACACGCTTGCAACAAACGTATCTGCACCCGTTGATGCAATCGCATGGGCACTGCGCAAGGCTGGCCTAAACGTCAATCAACCAGTCGGCGGTGAGGAATGGATGGCTGCTCAAGGTCTAACTGCACCCGTTAAAGAAGGCATGCCAAAAATGGCCGGTGAAGTTATCGGCGGCGTTATGCCTTTGGGATTGATGAAGGGCGTTAAATGAAAGCCTCGGCAACATCCATACCCGCGCCCGTTGGAGGCCTAAACGACAGGGACGGTATCGCAGACATGCCAACTAGCGATGCCGTAGTTTTAGAGAACTGGTGGCCCTATCCGTCTTATCTCGCTATCCGCAAAGGCTCTGCAAGCCACGTAACGGGCCTTCCTGCAACCGTAGAGACACTGGTAGAGTATCTGCCTACAACCGGCGCTTCAACGCTATTCGCAGCGGCTGGCACTTCGTTCTATAACGTCACCACGGCAGGCGCAGTGGGTGCGGCTGTACAGACTGGATTGACTAACGCTCGCTGGCAACACGCGCAGATTACTACTCCGGGCGGTTCTTTCCTTTACATGGTGAACGGGGTGGATTCTCCCCGTCTGTGGAATGGAACCACATGGACGACCATTACCGGCGCGTCTAGCCCCGCTATCACTGGCGTAACTACTACGACCCTAGTTCACGCGCAGCTATTCAAAAACCGGCTTTTCTTCGTAGAGACAAACTCGATGCGGGTTTGGTATCTGCCGGTGAACTCCGTGGGCGGTGCGGCTTCGTCTATCGACCTAGGTTCTATCTTTCGTCTGGGCGGGTCAATTCAGGCATGCTATACGTGGACTATTGACGCAGGCTCCGGCTCGGATGACCATTTTGTTATTATCAGTACAAACGGCGAAGTGGCTGTTTACTCTGGCACAGACCCTTCTAGCGCATCTGCATGGAACCTAGTCGGGGTGTTTACCCTTGGCAGACCTTTGGGGCGTCGGTGCGGTATCAAATTTGGCGGTGATCTAGCGATTAACTGTATGGAAGGCGTATTCCCTCTGGGTAAGGGGCTTTTGTCTTCCTCCGTTGATAGGCGCGTGGCTCTGACAGACAAGATTCAAAACTCCGTCAGTCAAGCTGCTAACTCGTACTCAGGTAACTACGGCTGGCAGTTGTGCCAATACCCTGACAACAACATGCTGATATTAAACGTGCCAGCGGGTAACGGCATGAATTATCAGTATGCACAAAACACGATTACAGGCGCTTGGACTAAGCTAACCGGCTGGAATGCGACCGTTTGGCTAAATGCTGCGACAGGCCTTTATTACGGCGATGGAAACTCTATCAAAAAGGCATGGACTGGTAACCTAGATGTGACCGTGCCCATTCAGGCTGATGTGCTTCCTGCCTTCAACTACTTTGGCAACAAAGCGCGGAATAAATACTTCACGATGGTGCGGCCTTATCTCCAGAGTACAGGAAACCCCTCCGTGCTTTACGGGCTGAATACCGACTTCAATCTGTCAGACCCTCAAGGCTCACTAAGCTACACACCTCCTACCGGTATGGTTTGGGGTTCAATGGTATGGGGTTCGATGGTTTGGGGCGGTGGCCTGACAGGCATCACAGCGTGGCAAACAGTAGGGGCCGTGTGTAACTCTGCGGCGGTACGTCTTAAAATCCAGAATAACGGCTCAGACGTGCGGTTTACGAATATAGACTATCTCATGCAGCAAGGACAGAGCGTACTTTGAAAGTCTACGGGAACGAAGTCACATTCGACGCCGATCTAGTCGGCCCGTGGGTATCTGCAAAAACTGGTGGCCACTGGTGCAAGGGTAGGGGGACTGCGATAGGCAGACTAAAAGACGGTGAGTTAGTGGCGGGGGTTCTTTATGAGGACTACACAAAGGCCAATATTGTCTGTCATATCGCTGGTGAGGAAGGGTGGGCGACTAGGGGGTTTTTGGGTTTGATTTTCCATTACCCATTTGAGCAACTAGGCGTTAACCGGATTAGCGCACCCGTAGCAGGAAACAACATAAAAAGCAGATTGTTAATGGACAGATTAGGGTTTACACTTGAGGCAACACTAGCTCAGGCTATCCCTGATTCTGATTTGCTTATATACCGGATGTTTAAATCCGATTGCAAGTTTTTGAAGGATAGATACCATGGGTAAATCGGCAGCTCCCGCAGCACCTGACTACACAGCAGCAGCAGAGAAAACCGCAGCAGGCAACCTTGAGGCGGCTAAATACGCTACCAAGGCCAATCGGGTCAACCAATACACCCCATACGGCAACCTGACCTACCAAGAAAACGGCGATGGTACGTGGAATCAAACCCAGACCCTCACGCCACAAGCTCAGGCAACGCTAGACAAACAAATGGCGCTATCGGACAAATACGCCGATACAGCCTCTCAAGGTTTTGACAAGGTACAAGGGCTTTTGTCAAATCCTGAAT